TATTGAATATTTATTTTTGATAAATTTTCTTCTATAATATTTGTTTTAATATTATTATTTAAACAAAGAGTATAATAATTTTCTTTCTTTTCTAATTCATTTGGTTGATTAACTATTTTGTATATTTCATATAAACAATCAATTTGTATTTTTTTAATAATTATTGATTCCTTAATATAATTTAATAATATTTCATATTCATTGCTTCTTACTAAAAGATTATACTGATTTCTTTTATTATATTTATAATAATAATCGTTCTCTTGATTCTTTTTATTTTTTGTTTTGTTGTTTCTATTTTTTGAAGAAGTAATACTACCGCCAAAATGATATCTTAAAACTTGTAAAATATTTGTTCTACATTGTGTTAATGTAATACCAGATTGATAACCATCTTTAATTTTACGTATAAATATACAACCATCGCCATCTATAAATCCGGCTATATAAGAAGGGTGAGGAGGTTCTATTTTATAACGATTTAAATGTAATAAATTATCTTCTTTGATATTCATTGTTATTAGTTTAATATACACTATTATATTGTCTTTAAATAGTTTATTAATAATAATTTTTTATTTTATTATCAATTTTTTTAGTCATAAAATGTTTTCTCACGAACCTTCGTGAGCAAAAATAATTAATTGTTTTTTTATGTAATAATCAAAAAACAATTAATTTAATTTTATTTTTAACCGTCAAATGGTAATAAAATGTTTGCTCAACCGTATGGTTGAGCAAACAAATGTAATAGTAAAAAACAAAAAAGCAATTAATTATTTTCAAGAATGATATATTCACCCTCGTATTTATCTTTAATTTTTTCATTCAACACAGATAATTGTTCTTGTAAATCATAATCACTAGGCAATACCATTTTTATATTTAATCTTTTATTATCAATACGTTTTTCAAAAATCAAATGTGGTTTATCTCTAAATGTTAGTAAAGATACATATTTTGGTAAAATAATTTCTTTTTTTTCAGGGTAAATATCCTTTTCTAAATCGTTGACTACTTTATTTACTTGTTCTAATTTTTCTTCGATTAATATTTTATTCGATTTTGTTCCTACATAAATTTTATCAAGTTTGGGATGTTTTTCTATTTTGAAGAATTCCCTACATTTTGTTTTTTCCGGATTTAACCATTCGTGATAATAAACTACATACTTTTGCATCATATCTTGGGTAATACCTTCTGGTAAAGGTTTTGCACTATGTTTTCTCTCTCTTTTTGTTCCTTCCTTAATACCTTTGCTATTCTGTTCTTGTTCTTCTCTTGTAGCAATTCGTAAATTTTCAAATGTATTATTTAATGGATTTTGGTCAATATGGTATACACTAACGTTTTTCGTTCCTTTACCATTACCATAACAACCCATAATAATTTGATGTATATATAAATTTTGTGAACAACAAATATAACCATTTTGATGTTTATAAAAAGTAATTTTTTTACCATTATTCATATTTAATTCATAATTTAATATTTTTTCATAACTAATAGGACAAAGTTTACAAAGTGTATTATTTTTTTCACAATACATTATTAAAAAAATTTTATTATTTTCTTTTATTTTCCATAAAGAGTTTTTCATAATGTTTGCATCTTGACCCATAGTTGAATAATGACCATTTGTGTATTCAATTACATCATATTTTTCTATTATGAATTTATGATAAAAATGGTAAATTTCTACATTATCTCTTCTCAAATCATAAGGATTTTTATTTTTAAAATTATAATAAACGGAATCTTGACTATAATTGAATATAAAATCTAAATAGTTAAATCTTTTATAATTATAACTATAAGATGGATAAATATCATCTTCATTTACAAATATAAAATTTTTATCAAAATTAATTATTTTATCTTTATCTTTAAAATCTAGAAGATAAATTCTATTATTATATTGAATTTTTCCACAAAATAAGATTTCATCTGTTGAAAAAATTATTTTGTTTACATTTTTGCAGGTTGATGAAGATAAGTTGTAATTATCCATATTATATAGTTTATAATATAGATTTATTTAAGTACTTTTAATAATAAATAATATATAAGTAGATTTGCAAATATAACCCAATCCGCTCAATTGGAATATGCTAACCCACCCATTCCCGACATTATTCTTAGCCATAATGTTTCCTATTAAGTTTCCCTAATAGATGGACTGTATCTTAAGCCGTCTCCAGATGATTAATCTTTCATCAACAACCAACACCCGTTCAGTCTCTGACGCCCTACCATATCCTATCATAATGGATTTAGGTAGTAAGCATGCGGATTGCCCAATCCTTTTAACTATTACCGTACCGGAGTTAAATCTCCGCCACACAATCCTTTCGGGTATGTGCTTGGTGTAAAAGGCTCTAAGGGGTTTCCCGAACAACAAGGTGTTTTGCAAAATTATGTTTAGTCAAAAACAAAAAATTTCACTAGCTACTAGCATATTTTGTGAGTGCTTAACCATTTTTTCAAAAAACCATTGCTCACATAGTTTTTTTGGGTAGCTTTTCAACGCACTAAGATTTTTTACGTTATAATTGGTAGCGTATACACGTACTTTGGCAGTTTTGGTTCCTTCAACGGTGGCGTTAGACAGAACAAGCTGTAAAGTTGCATTATCAATTCTTGAAAAGTTGCACGTGCCTGATGGTTGATGCTCTTCAGGGCGAAGGGCAAATGAGTACACATTGATACCTTCATCAGGGTTACGTGTATGGGATTGGTATGGTTGAACCCATGAGAAGTAGGATCCTTCACGTTCTGAGAAACGATCTTGTCCGTTAAGTTGTAACTTGGCAGTAACAACTGGGTTCTGTCCCCAACAATGCATATCAAGAGATGTTTCAGTAAGAACGAATGTTCCAGCATCAGATACTGTTGAGTTGGCATTGTGGGATCCAGGGTCAACAAGATAAGCACCGTTTGGTTTATAATCACCTCCAGGAACTTGAGGAACAGCAGGTCCACCAAATCCAGGCTCATTGTAAGGGTCAGAAGGACCGTTCCAGTATCCAGTGTAATCAGATGGGATATAAGCATCTAAAGCACCAGCGTCTTGGAAAAGACCTTCAGCATTGATGTATCCACCATTGGCACGTGCGATGGCATCATCAGCAACTTCGTGAGGTCCACCAAAAGCATGGATGGCATTTGGAAGAGCATCAATGGCATCAGTGTAGTTGAATGGCTGGGCACCAAGAACTTTGAAAAGAAGGGAGTCGCAGACAAGGGATGAACAGTAATCGACGTTTTGATCTGGTTGGATGACCCAGATTAATTCCTTACATGGGTGATTGAAGTTCAATTTGATTTTGTTGGAGGATGAACCAACGGATTCATCACCAGTGAATTGAAGTTGGGTGATTAGGTATTCGTGAGGGTTTTGTGCCATTCTACGACGTTCATCAGTATCTAAGAAGACGTAATCAACGTATAAAGAGGCAGCAACGATGGATTGGTTGTATGCGATGGTAGCAGGAACTGGACGTCCAGGAGCACTTTGACCAGCAACACCTGAGTAAGGGTTGGTGTTGCAGTTTAAGGTAGTAACAGCCCATAAACATTCATCAATAGGGCGGATATCAAGATTGATTTTAACTTCATGATATTGTAAAGCTATTAAAGGCAATGCAAGTCCTGGGTTACCACAAAACCAGAATTGAAGAGGAATGTAAAGGGTGGTTTCTGGAAGAGCGTTTCTTGGAGCACAAACTTGACGTGGTGCTAAAGAATCACAAGGTCCATCGACTTCAGCGAAAGATGGATCAGTGATGAAGGTAAGTTGGGTGGTGTTACCAACCATTTTGAAATAACCACGTTGTTGTTCAGAGGTCATTGTAAGTTGGTTCCAGATGTGCATCCAGTCACCATATTGACGGTCAATGCGTTGACCTCCAATTTCAACTTCAACCTGGGCAATTAATTGTTCCCCAGGGAAATCTAACCAACGGGCATAGACTCCTGTTCCTTGTCCAGCAACATAACTTCCAACACCCATAAGTTGGTTGATTTCAGGAAGTGTTACTTGAAGATAGGTACGGTATGCTAAATCACCGTTACGACTGATAACACATTGGACACGACGTCCAAAATCAGCCTGTCCATTGAATGTTTGTTCAATGGATTCAATTGCAAAATTTGTATATCTACGATAGGTCACCTTCCAGAAGGTAATTTGCGGATTTCCTGTTAAGTAGACATCTTGGGCTCCATAGGCCACTAATTGCATAAGTCCACCTCCCATTTTTTTATAATATCACTAAAGAAAAAAATTTTAGAATTTGTCACATTTAAATAAAAATACATTCTAATGTTCATACTCATTTTTCTTATCAATAATAAATAAAATAATACATATTTTATTTATTTGTCATGGATTATGGTAACACTAATTATAAATTGTAATATAATTTAAAGTAATTTAGACAAATCCAAGTTGGTTTTCATAAATTTGGTTAAATAACTATCTAAAAAAACTTCTTTTTTTCCTTCATGTGTTTTGACAAAAATATAAGAATCATTTCTTTTTTTAATGGTCCATCCTTCATTCAATGCATTGAAAATGAGAAGCATTTTTTGAAATTTAATATGGTCAACTTCTATTTTTTCATTATTTATTTTATCTGTAATCATATGATTTTCCATTTTATAATAGACGATTTATTCTTAATAAATTGAAATATAAAAGAAAGAATAATTATACTAATTTATACTAATTAGAAAAAAAATAAAATACATTTGACAAATAATGAATTAAATAATAAAAGAGATATGAATGTATTAAAGTAAAACTACCTAACATATAAAAATGCCAAATTTTAAACCAAAAAATACAAAACAAATTAAAATAACCAAAAAAAATGCAATTACCATCGATGGAAAACATCGAGAATTTTTAAATGAATTTGACAAAGATGAAAATGAAGAAATACCTAAACTTATTGAAAAAAAAGAATTATTGAAGAAGAAATTAAAAAAACCAAGTTATTCCTTAGAAGAACAATTGGATATGATCGACCAAATAAAAAATATAAAAATCGAAATTAAAAATATAAAGATTAAAAAAAAAGAGTATTTTTTAGATAATTCTAAATACATTTTTGACTATTTTGAAAATAAAAAGGATATCTCTACCGGAAAAGATTCCATAAATCATACAGTTACTACAAAAAATAAGGCAATTGAAAAATTATTTAAAATTAAAAGAGAGGACGATGAAACCAAGGAGGAACAAGAAAAACAATTGAATCCTTTTTATAATCTTGGAAATAATGGTCTAAATAATAGTGTTCAAAAATATTTCAATAATGTAGATGAAACGTTTATTGATATGAATTCGTTTGTTTATCCAACGGATATTTGTCAATATTGTTTCAAAGGTGAATTAATTCCTTTGGAAGATGATGGGTTATTAATATGTAATATGTGTTCACGTACCATCCCTTATTTAATTGAAAATGAAAAACCTTCTTACAAAGAACCACCCAAGGAAATATGTTTTTATGCTTATAAGCGTATTAATCATTTCAAAGAAATCTTGGCACAGTTTCAAGGAAAAGAAACGACACAAATCCCACCAGAAGTGATTGAAAATATCAAATTGCAAATTAAAAAGGAGAGAATTCAATTGGAACAAATTACGAATCTGAAAACCAAGGAAATTTTGAAAAAATTGGGGTATAATAAATACTATGAACATATTCCTTTTATCAAAGATAAATTGGGTATTAAACCACCAGTGATGTCCCAAGAATTAGAAGAAACGTTGTGTAATATTTTTATCGAATTACAAGCACCCTATTCAAAATTTTGTCCGGATGACCGTGTTAATTTTTTGAATTATTATTATACGGCCTATAAATTATGTGAATTACTAGATGAGAAATATTATTTACCGCATTTTCCAATGTTGAAAGACCGTGATAAAATTGTGGAACAAGATGTGATTTGGAAGAAAATATGTAAAGAATTGGATTGGGAGTTTATTCCTACCATTTAGGTGGGTAGGGGGACATCCCCCTTCCCTACGGGATACCCCCTCCTTGTTTAACTCTATCAGAACTTTATGAGTTAACTATACCAAAGAAAATAAACAATTCTAAAAAGGTATAAAAAATTCGCGTATAATAAATATATGTGGGTATTCTTTTTGTCTTTTTTTTTCTTTGGTATGGTATCCAGTTATCAGTATCAGTATAAACCTTCACAAAATTATCAATCGCAAGGACCGGACAAACTTACCATTGAACAATGGGACCACATCAAAAATATATTAAAACATAAAGATACTCCCCCATTAATGAAAAAAAAGGTTCAACATATTTTGTATGCAAAATATGAAAAAATGGCTTATTGGAAGGCGTATCAATTCAAGAAATTTCACTCCCATAAATGTCGAGATATTTCTCTCGCCGAATTATCTTTGTATTCCAAAATGGGATTACATAAAGCAATTCAAAAATACAATCCAGAGTATCCTTTTAGTTCTTATTTAGATAACTATATAAATTGGGAATTATTCAAGGGGTTAACCGAGTTGTATCCGATTTGTCCCGTTTCAAAGAGAGAACGGATTGAAAAAAAAAAAGTTTCAATAATTACGCCTTTGCCTTTGGCTTCTTCATTGTCGAATGGTGATAATAAAGAACTGCAGTTAGAAAGTTTTGAAAATTCAATCATGACTGAAAAAAAGGCACTATTTATGAAAAAAAAGTTGTATCATAAATTATTGAATACGAAATTTTTAGGAAACGATGATTGGTTGATTGATAAGAATTTAAATCATAATGAAAACGCTGTTTTTGATTCGATTGTTGATAATGAAAATTATGAAGAAGTATGGTATAAAATCAATCATTCGTTAACACCTTTTCAAAAACGCATTCTTCATTTAAAATACGATTTTTATTTTAATAAGATTCGTTCAAATCAAAAAGTTGCGGAACTCATGGCTTGTACTGAAGAATACGTGAGAATCCAGTTATGTGGAGCAAGAAATCTCATTTATCGGTAACAGTTACCCTTAAATTTATAATGGGACAATTTATTTGTCCCATTATAAATCGTCAAGGGTATAAATAAGATTAAATTTTTTGCTCCACTTTTCTTAAAAGTGGATTTTTATATCATTTTGCTGAATCAAATAAAATTGTGTTTTATGTTACCATAATTTTATTTTTAAAATTTTTTATAATTATTTGTTACGATAGATTGTCTCATTAAAATCCCCCAGGAAATTTCACTAAGTTCGCTCCAATACCAAATCCTGCTCCTGAGCGTGCATTCATTCCCATGGATGGGATATAGGTATCAAGGATACTGAAAGTTGCCGCGGCGGTAAGAGCAATCAAAACAATTTCTTCAATGTTCAAAGACCTTTTTGGAATAGCAAAAGCAGCGATGGCTACCATTAAACCTTCTACTAAATACTTGATAACTCTTTTCACTAATTCACTCACGTTAACTAAACCGTTCATTTATAATAAAACCAAAGAAAAAAATAGAAAAAAGGTGTTAAATATGAATAGATAAATAAAAAGTGAATTTCCACAAAAAATTTTTGCTCCACTTTTTTCTTACTTCGTTATAAAAAAGTGGATAAAGTGGATTTTCAAAAGATTTTTGCAAAAGATTTTTGCTCCACTTTTTTCTTACTTCGTTATAAAAAAGTGGATAAAGTGGATTTTCAAAAGATTTTTACAAAAGATTTTTGCTCCACTTTTTTCTAAAAAGTGGATAAAGTGGATTTTTAAAAGATTTTTGCAAAAGATTTTTGCTCCACTTTTTTCTAAAAAGTGGATTTTCTAAAAAGTGGATATAATAATTATTAAAAATAATTACTTAAAAGAAACACAATAAACTAAATAAATATGAGTACCACAAAATCTACAAAGTACGAGAAAAAAACCGATAAAAAGGGAAATGCCAATCCTAAATATGTCGACCTATTAGAAGAAGATAAACCGATTGCTGGACAAAAATTTGTATGTATTTCTTTTGTTTCTCCAGAAAATATTTTGAAACAAAAAGAGTTGTATTATTTTGAACAATTCCTAAAGAAATGGGATATGAATAAATCCATGGAGAAATTCCATCAATTTCTGAATTTTATTTCTTACAAATACAAATTGAAATTTGATGATGTCATTGATGACTTTAAAGGATTTATTGAAGAGGAAAGAGAAAATATTATGAAATCTTGTTTGGAAGATGATTATAAGAATTTCTTGGATTCTAGTGAAGAAGAATTAGAAAAGAATTTCAGTTTGGAACATAATTTTCAAACCACTACCCGTGGAATTAAGGTACGTGGTAGTTATCCTACCAAGGAAGAAGCAGAACTTCGTTGTAAAATGTTAAGGGAATTAGACCCGAATCATAATATTTTTGTAGGAGAAGTCGGGTTATGGCTTCCTTGGGATCCAGAGCCATATAAAACAGGTAGTGTGGAATATATGGAGGAGGAATTAAATCAATTGATGCATGAGAAGACAAAGAATGAAACGAATGCCAAGATGGAATTCGAAAAACGTTTGAAAGAAACGCGTCAAAAGGCGATTGAAGAAAATATTCAAAAGGCGGAGAAGACTGGAAATGTTTTGACCCAAACCATTGATGAACAAGGAAATTTGGTAGGAATTAATAATTTGACTGATGAAAATACATTTAATACAGACAAAAATGCAAATGAGGAGATTTCTGCGGCAGATATTCGCGCGGAATTATTTGAAGGGGACAATATTATTACCGGAAAAACGGATTACGGACAGAGTGAATTGGTGAGTGGGCCATTCGTTACAAGGGAACCTATGTAAAGGGAACCTATGTAAAGGGAACCTAGGTTCCCCTTTAACCCCTCCTCACCGTTGAATACTTTTGCATTTTTATTACAGTTTTTTTGCTCCACTTTTCTAAAAAGTGGATTTTAGAAAAAAGTTTAAATTAATTTAAATATTATATGATAAGACATAATAAAATATGTCTTATCATTTTTCAATGGGTGCAATAAATAAAAATACAGATACTTATGAATATCCTAGAATAGCAAATAAAAAAAATAAATATAAATGTCCTGGTTGTGAAAAAGATGTAATTTTTAAAAAAGGTCTAATAAAACAACCTCATTTTGCACATTATAAATCAGACAATCCGTGTTATTATTATGATAAACCAAGTGAAACCCAAATACATAAAGACGCAAAAATGTTAATGAAATCATTATTAGATAATAAAAAAAATATTTCTATTCATAGAGATTGTAATTATTGCGAACAAAGGAATTGTTTTTATACGGAGTGCGAACATTATGATATTTGGAATGATGAGGATTATAATGAAAATACAAGAGCGGTGATTGAATATAAATTTTATTATAACCATTCAAATCGAAGTGCGGATGTAGCATTGGTCGAAAACGATAAAATAAAATATATTTTTGAAATATGTTACAAAAATAAAACAAAAGAAGAAAATAGACCTGAACCTTGGTTCGAAATAAATGCGGAAGATTTAATTCATAAAATTAATTCTGGTGAAATTATCGATGAAGAAGGTAATATAACTATTGAATGCATACGAAATTATAAATGTGATCAGTGTATCAATTATGAAGAAAAATTAGAAAACGAATATTTAATAAAAGAACAAAAAAGAAAATGGAGATTAGAATATGAAAGACGACAAAAATTAGAAAATGAATGTTTAATAAAAGAACAAGAGAGAAAACGGAGAGAATCATTAAAACAAAAAGAGGAACAAGAAAGAATTCGAAGAGAGAAACAAGAAAAAATGGGAGAAGAATGTAAATGTGGGATTATGATAATAAATTTATGTATATGTGAAACACCAAAATATAAATTAAACACATTATCTAACAATTTGTTTTGTATAAATTGTAATCGATGGAAATGTAGATGTAAAGAATAATTTTTAACTAATATAAATATTATGATTTATATTAGTATTATGAAGTGGGTTTATATATTAAAGTGTGAAGATGATTATTATTATGTTGGAGAGACAACCAGATTATATAGAAGGTTTTGGGAACATAATGACGGATGTGGTGGTCTAAATACATCAATTTATAGACCAGAAGGAATTGTAGCAATTTATAAAGTAAATACTTTGGGAAAATTTTTTGAATATAATAGTAATGTTATCGATACCATTAATAATCATTATACAATACATAATGAAAACGGTTATGATAAGTGGTTATTGAAAAAGTTTAATGATGATGTAGAATATGATTATGATAATTTAGAGGCAGAAAATAACATAACCGAATGTTTGATGATTAACCAAAAGGATTATTGGCAAAAAATAAGAGGTGGTAAATATACACGATTTATTGAATATAAGTTTCCTATAAATGAGTATGTAAAAGAGTTGCCTATTTGTAAATGTGGTCTTCCGTGTGATATTAAAAAGAATGAAGATAAAAATTATTTATTTTTTAGATGTGCTAAAAAAAATATGTGGGATGGTTTCAAGGAACAATTTGACATCGATGAAGACCCTTGTAGTTTTTTTATGGAATATTCAAAAGATAAACAATTTCGGTTGGAAGAAACTAAAAAGTTTGAAGATAGAAAAAAAACGTTAAAAGAATTATTAAAAAAATCGTTTTGGTTAGAAAATATATCAGAAGGTGATGATATTGAGCCCGATGTTTGTATAGGTGGTTGTAATAAAGGATATGATTATAATAAAATATCGTATGGTCATAAAGAACGAAATTTGTGTTTTGATTGTTTTATTGATAAAAACAAAGAATTGTCTAAAAAATATAATATTATAAGCGAAGGTAAATGTTTAATAAAAATAAAATAATTTTCTATCTTAAATTGGTCCACTTTCTAAAAAGTGGAAATAATAATCATTATTAAAAACTCTTTTGTTTCGAATACTTAAACTCAATTTAGCCGATGAAATACATTCAACGGTTGCCGCTTTGGCAATCGTTTCCCACGTTCCCAACAATTCATTCGTATTTATTTTTCTTTTTTCCACTTGTTTTCCAGTAGAAGAAGTCTTTTTATAATTTGTTTCTTCAGTTTTTAAACCTAAACCATAATATCCTTGTCCTCCTCCCTTAAGTGACCAGACCGTGCTATAAAAAACGTAATCACAATTTTTCAAGTAATCGCGAATTTCATTCGTTTCATTTTTGGTTTCTTCTTTGGATACATTTTTTTTCCATAAAATGTATTCTTCCACCAAATCTTTATACAAAACCGTTTTATCTGGCGAAAAAATACATCTTTCAAATAAAAAAGTTTGAACATCACTTGATAAAACATTTTTCTGGTACACGATTTCTTTCAAACCAATTCCCAGATAACCATTGACAACCTGATTTTGATTTTGCGTATTTAATCTCGTATATTTGAATTTTCGATCTAAATAATCTTTGAACGCAGTAGTGATTTCTTTTTTATCGTTCTTACTCCATAAACGATATTGACCTATTATTTTTTTAGTGGATACTTCTACATCTTCACGAACAATACAATGATTTTGTATGAATTCTTTAAACTTATTTTTCAATTCCGTATCTTTTTGTATAAGAGGCGTCGATAAAAATACTTCGGGGTCGTAATCGGTTTGCGTAGCAATCGTATTTTGAGATATTTTTTTCTCTCTCGCTTCTCTTTGTTCCGTTGTAGATTCAAATCGTTTTTTGACTTTTAATTGTCTCTCTACTGGGTCAAGGATTTGACAAGTTTTCAGTAAATCAACTACATCCAAAATAATCAGTTTGGCTTCTTCGACATCCATTTTGAATACTTCGTCTTTTACACGATTGATGGAAAGTAAACTATGAATATGATATTCTAGACTTTTCATATTGACATCAAATAATTCAATGACTAATTCTAATTTTCCATTTTTACATATTTGTTTATAAGGTTGGATTCGTTTAATATAATCATTGGAAATACCTATTTTTAATTCTGGAGGATGACACTGAACATCCGTATTGTAAATATAAATACTAGGAACACTCAATGATTTCTTTTTTTGTTTTTCTTCCATAAGTTTTACTTCCAAATCCTTTTTTTCATTTTCTTTTTCTTCCAATTCTTTATTTTTTTCTTGAAGTTGTTTCTCCAGTTCATATTTTCCATTGAGTCTTATTTCTTCAATAACTTCACAAACCCAATTTTGGAATTTTTCTGCAATGGGTTTTTTTGAACGAAAAAGTAATTTATATAATCCTTTTACTGTAAGAAATGTTATTGGTTGTAATCCACCATTGGTTGATAATTGAATTAATGTTTTTTCTGTTTCATTAAAATTCTGTATTGTGGTATTTATATTTTTTATATCTAATACTAAAGCAATATCACCTGCACGAAATAAAGGTTTTTCGTGACTACCTTTAATATTTATCTCAGTATAAAGGTCATTCGAAGTAAATTGTTTTACAACTTCCATAGGGTATATTATAGAATAAATATACCCTTGTATTTAAATTGTTTTTTATTCAATAAATAATTTACAAAGGGTATAAAGAAAATGGATACCCTTTGTCCATAAAGTCGAAAGGGTATCCATAGAATGGATACCCTTTTGAAAAACAGATATTTTATCAAACCAAAATGATACGTATTATGATGTTTAACTACTCACCATTTAGTCGTCTTTTTAACACTGATTTTTTGTCCTTGACCGCGTTTTTTCACATTTCCCGGGTCATATTTTTCGTCTTCGTCGTCACTATTCATACCTTTTGACAGTTCCCAGAATTCTTTGGAGCCAAGACGGAAATCATTGTGTGCTTCGGCCTTATACCAGAAAACCTGGTCTTGTAATTTATTCGATTTTGCATTATTATTGATGACCAAACACTCGTAGTTTTCTGTACATTGATCCATGACTTGACAAAATGATTCAAAAGTGGGGAACATCCCTGCGTAATTATCATAAATACGCTTTCGATTCGCAATATAAGGTTCTCTCAAAATGAACACGTAATCAATGTTGGTTCTTAATGTCGGAGGTACTCCCAATGGATATTGCATGGTAATGACTAACATTACCTTCCAATGTCTCCCATTCATGAACAAGAGACGCATCATCTTGTCACGCGTCCATGTCGCGTCATAAAGACAATCATCTAAAATCACGAACGTTCGCGGATCAATCGTGGACCGTTTATAAGTTTCCATTTCCTTTTTGATTTGTTTCAATACACTACGTTGACGCTTTAAGATATTCTCAATGATAGCGGTATTGTACTCATTATGAATAAAGAGTTTGGGTACCAATTTATTATAAAAACCGTTTCCTTCTTCTGTACCTGAAATAACGGTACCGATGGGTATATCCTGATGATAATAAAGTAAATCTCTTACTAAAAAACTTTTACCAGTGTCACGACGACCAATTAAGACAACAACTGGACCTTTGGCTTCATTTGCCTTGAAACTAATATTTTTCATATCGAATTTTTTCAGTTCTAAAGTCATTTATTTACAGAAAGAAAGGAAATAAAATAAAGTTTATTATATTTTCCTTAGAAAAAGAATCGATGATTTCTTACGAATAGTAGGGGGACGGAAGTCCCCCCTACGACCCCCTCCTTGTTGTATTGGATTGTTAACTTGGCGCGGGCTGTACAACCATTTCTACAATCATATTTTGCGAAGCAGAATATCATTGTCTTTTTCTTTGTAGAAACTCGCGCGCCAAAAACCCTGAGTTTCCTTCCCCCGAAGGGCAAAGGGAGGGTTCATAAGGGAACCGTAGGTTCCCTTACGTTAGAATCCACTTTAATTTATATATTTTGTAAATATTAATGATGAAGATTAATTATCAAAAAAGAAAGAATCAAAAACTTTTCAAGAGTTTAGAAAATCCAGAGAATCTTTTTCTCTCTAAAACCCAGAATTATATTCCTATTTACAATCGTTTTTTCAATTTGAATGACAAAAATTATAATAGTATTAATTTGAATCATCCTTGGTATCTTTCTGATTTAAAAGAAAAAAAAGAAGAAAACATTTATGAATGTTTTTTAGAAAGGTTGGAAGAGGGAGAACAGGAAGAAAAGGAGGAAAAAAAGGAAAAGAAAAATGGTAAAAGAGAAGTAAGAGAAGTATTTTTTAAATTTGCACCTTTATTAGACCCTTTTAAATATTTGATAGGTAAATATAATTTAAAAGACGATAAATTGTTCACTCTACCAAATTTGCAATCTAGTGAAGAAAATACCATGAAAAAGTACATGTGTGTAAATAATTCTGCTTATATTGATAGTTTTTTCTTGTATTTAAACAGTTTATTAATCTATCAACGCAATTTTATTCATGGAGTTGATTATTATGGTTCCTTTTTATCTATTAAAAATGATTATCAACTTGACGTATTGGATGATTTAGAATATTTAGTGCAGTCTGATTTTTTTATGAAAAATAAGAATGTATTATTTCAAATCGAAGACTTTGAACATTTATTAGAAGATGAAAGTAATAAAGATAATGAAAGTACAAGTAGTCAAACCAAAAAATCAAAATTAAACATTCACTATAATCATCCTGATTCGGATTCCAACGTTGATTTATTGGTAGATGAATTATTGGAATCCTTAGAAACTGAAAATTTTGGAGAAAGAATCGATGAAAATATCATTGAATTTGAAGAAGGGTTTTCTTTTGTTGAAAATGATAAAACAACTACGTTAAAATCACATTCTTCTTGTTCTTCTAGAACTTCTCATACAGATATTTCAGAGATAGGTAATTTAATAATAAATCCAAGCGAAAATGAATTGGATTCTGATTCTGTTTCAGATAATTGTGATAGTGAAAATACGGTTCAGAACTTCGAAGAGAAAGAAGAAGACGACGATGATTATGAAACCATTGATGAAGAAGACGAAGACGAAGACGAAGACGAAAAAGTAAAAGTTACTTTGCCACATTTTCCGGTTCAAGTAATTTGTATGGAAAATTGTTTGAATACCTTGGACGATTTAATTGTTCAAGATGATTTGACGGAAGAACAATGGTTTTCTGCATTCATGCAAGTAATACTAATATTGATTACTTTTCAAAAGTTCTTTTCTTTTACACATAATGACTTACATACGAACAACATTATGTATATTGAAACGGAACAGAAGTTTCTTTATTACTGCTATGAAGGTATTTATTATAAAGTACCAACTTTTGGAAGAATTTTTAAAATCATTGATTTTGGAAGAAGTATTTATCAATATGACGGTAAATTATTTTGTAGTGATAGTTTTGAAGAAGGAGGAGATGCTGCAACTCAATATAATACCGAACCTTACTTTAATGTCAAGAAACAACGTATTGAACCAAATTACAGTTTCGATTTATGCCGTTTAGCGTGTTCTATTTTTGATTATGTGATTGATGATTTTAAACAAATACGGGATTTAGAAAATTGTAGTCCAGTGACAAGATTAATTGTAGAATGGTGTTTAGACGATAAAGGGGTGAATGTATTATATAAGAATAATGGGGATGAAAGATATCCAGATTTTAAATTATATAAAATGATTGCTCGATATGTTCATCATCATACACCACAGGCTCAATTATTGAGAGAAGAATTCAAAAAATTTAGGGTTGAGAAAAAACAAATTTCTTCGAAGGCGTTTATATTTCATATTTAGGTAGGATGGGGGGCTTCTAGACTCAATACATTTTTTATTGTAAAAAAATATATATAATTATAGTAGTAATTCTGAATGGTGAGTCATATAAATCAAAATTATGGATTTATTATTACAAGACATGTAAATTCAGAGAAAACAAATAAATATTGGAATGAAGCGATTCGATGTATTCGAAGGTTTTATCCTTACAAAAAAATAGTTGTCATTGATGACAATAGTCATCAAGAATTAGTAAAAGAAGACTATCCTTATAAAAATGTAGAAATTATTCAAAGTGAATTTCCTGGAAGAGGCGAGTTGTTGCCTTATTATTATTTTTATAAATACCGTTTTTTTGACAATGCGGTCATTATTCATGATAGTGTATTTTTTCATAAAAGAGTCAATTTTGAAAATTTACTAGGTACACTGGTGATACCTTTATGGCATTTTCAAGCAGATAAAGAAAATATTCATAATACACTTCGAATTGTTCATACAATGAAAAATAGTTATGAAATTGAGAAAAAAATAAATATGGGTGAAGATATGATTTTAGGAATGAATAAAAAAAAATGGATTGGGTGTTTTGGGGTTCAAAGTTTTATTAATTATCGTTTTTTGGCTTATTTACAAAATTATTATAATCTTTTTAATATGTTGAATCATGTTCATTGCCGAGCAGACCGATGTTGTTTAGAGAGAATTATGGGTACACTTTTTTGTCATCATTTTAAACAATTAATCCATTTAAAATCGATTTTTGGAAATATTACTCAATACATGAATTGGGGGTATACCTTTGATGAATACGAAAAACTCTTGAACAATAAAAAGGTAATAAGACCTGTTGTCAAAGTATGGACTGGTCGGTAGAAAGGGAACCTACGGTTCCCCTTTAACCCCTCCCTCCCTACGGGAGCCCTTCGGAGATGGTTATAATTGCATAACTCGGCGCGGGATATAGACAATAATTTCTAAAATAATATTTCGCAAAGCATAATATTATTTTCTTTTTTTTGTAGAAACTCGCGCGCCAAAAATGAAATAGATTTCATTCCCCGAAGGGCTCCCGTAGGGAGGGAGGGGTTAAAGGGGAACCGTAGGTTCCCTTTAAAAGGAAGGATTGTCTACAAATACTGCAGGTGGACCACCCCCTGTAATTCCTTCGACCTCATTTAATACGGGTCTTAATTGGTCTAACACAAAAGAACCTAAAATAACACTGGCATAAACTAACAAAGTATCGCGAATCAAATATTTCAATGGTTTACTTTCTTTATCCACAAATCGCATTTCTATGAATTTAAAAACGAGAAAGACGAGAGAAATAATACAAGCAATAAAAAAAATGTTATCCATTCCCAACAAATAAACAGAAAACGGAAATATAAAATAAGAAAGGACAATGTTCTTTTTTATCTTACGCGTAGGGGGACATACGTCCCCCCTACGACCCCCTCCTTGCTTTTCGATTGATGACTTGGTGCGGGATATAGACAATAATTTATACAATCATATTATGCTTTGCAAAATATTATTGTTATTTTCTTTGTAGATAGTCGCGCCAAAAATACCATAAAAAAGCGAGGAGGGGGTCGTAGGGGGGACTTCCGTCCCCCTACTCTACACGAGAATCTCAATGTCATCAATTAATAAATCAGGCAATAAACTCAACTCTGGTGGCTCAATGTTATGAATGTCTAAATGGGTTAAATCAACCGTCTGATCACTTATATTCAACCTTTCATTTTGATTTTCATCCTCCTCATTATCCGTTTCCAATTTTCGTTGTTGGTATCGTTGTTCACTAATTTCTTCTAAACGGTCAATGGTTTTCGGCGCTTCCACTTGATGAACTGTTCCAGATTCGTCCCTCGCATAATCGATATTATCAAATGATAATGAAGAGGCAATCGGTTGAGAAACAATTGTATTTGTATCTAGATTTGTATTGGTACCACCTGTTTGACCAGGTTCTTCAATCACTTGTTCTTTTACTTCTTCTACTACATCTTCTTCTACCGTTTCATCCATATACGCTTTTAAAATTGCTTCAACGGGAATACTTTCTCTCACTGTATTTAAAATACACTCTTGAACCATCATTTCCAATTCTCGATGATTTTTCTGAATTTGTAATGGTTGAATTCCCAATTCAAAAAGATATACATTTTTATATAATTTACGTGCTACATTAATATATACTTTATGAATAAAATCATCTAATTTCGGGATATTAATTTCTATCTTTTTCTGTTTTTGTCCTACACGAACCGCAGTTAAAATTTTCAATTGAATAATATGAATACAAACCACTAAATCTTCTAAATAATTACATCCACTTTTTTCACAAATACGACTTCTCTCTCTTTCTATAATATCTGGATTCCATTTTGGAACACGACTAATAAAATTCTGAAAAGTCATTAAATATTTATCATACTCCCCATTTTCTTTACATAATTTGACCGCTTCTTCTAAAATTGACTTATAGCCATCAATAATTAAAGGGGTAAGAATATTAATTAATCTTGCAGACCATTCATTTTTCGATTCATTCAAAGAATTCATATTAAAATCGTCCATTCTTTTCTACTTTTATTTTTGTTACATAAAGAAAATATTTTCCAAAGAACAATCTAAACTTAAAAAAAGAAAGTTTAACATAAAAAAAAGAATCATTTTTTCATTTCGTATTTCTTTCATCATTTTATGAAAACAAATTAATAATTCATATCTTTTTTCAATGGTAATTTCTTTTTCCATAAATTTATGATTTTCTAATAAGGTCATTATATCTAAACCACTATATCCCTTCTCGTAAAATTGTCCTGAAAAAAGAATCAAATCTTTGGTTTTCAATTCGTCCTTCTTTTTTTTGGTAGAAATTTGTTTGAGTTGTTTTCTCAGGGATTCAACAGAATGTAAATTCGTTTCTTTTTTATCTGTTTTTTCTATTTCATTATTTTTCAAATGATATTGATGTAAATTTATTTCTTCGTTATGAATTACCGGTTGTGGAACATAAATCTCGCAAAAACGGGATAAAATCGGTTTCAATAATTTATATTTATCTTCAATAATAATGAAAAATCGAGTATTATGATTAAATAATTCAATACATCTACGTAGTGCGGACTGAGCATCAACCGTTAATTTATCCGCATTGAGTAATACAATACATTTGAATATATTTTCTTGAATATTGGTTTTGGCAAAAAATTTCAATTCTTCGCGAATAAATTTAATCCCTTTTCCATAAGCACAATTCACATACATGGTATATTGTTTCATTTTGATTCTATTTCCTTGATAAATTTGTTCAATGAAACCAGTTAACAATGTTTTTTTTCCACTTCCGGGAGATCCGTGAAAAATGATGTTGGGTATTTTTTGAATCGAAATAAAATAATCGAGTTTTTCCTTGATATTTTCATGAATGGAGAGAATTGGTTTTGGTTCGATGAGGGTATGATTTGTATTTGTTGTATTGTTTGTATTTATGCTATTCATTATAATAAAATAAAAAGATGACTTTATTATAAGAAGAAAGGTATTTTTAAATCATTATTGTTCCGCAGAGTAGGGGGACGGAAGTCCCCCCTACGACCCCCACCTCGATTTTCCCTTGATAACTCGGTGCGGGATGTACAACAATTTCTACAATCATATTGTGCGTAGCATAATATCATTGTCACTATTTTGTAAATACTCGCGCGCCGAAAAGCATTTACAAAATGTCATCAGGGGGTCGTAGGGGGGACTTCCGTCCCCCTACTACACTGAAGTAGTCAAACTATGGGTATATGGATTCGAACGGAATGCGTCCAAAAGATTTGGGTCAATTCTTTCACATCCAATACATTCATTGTAGTATTGAGGCATAGTAATTTTTCCATAATTTTCCTTGGAAGGAGGCATTGGAGTAATGGAATTAGGCGTAAACCAACGTCCATCGTCCATGGATACATCATTACGCGCAATATTCACATTCATTTGTTGATTAAAAATCTGTGTTCCTCCAGGATTAGGTTGATTATAAATCGTAGAAGATTTAATATCATTATTCGTTTGACGATAATCCGCATCATATAACATATCACCATATTGATTGGAAGCCCCTCCCACGTTACCCGTAACAGGACAACTGGTTGTATCTCTCTGGGTTAAATCCATAGGAGTATAATTATTAACATAAATTCCTTCTTTTTGATTATTAATGAAAAATTCAGGTGAATAAAGAGTGGTTTCTTTTACGGTAGTCGGAGTTGTATCATTCATATTAATGACATAATTTCCTTTCACATTCGAAGTTGCATCTCCATAAATACGTACATTATGTGATATTTCTTCTTTACGTGTAGGACGGAAAACATCTAAGATCGGCGCAATCGCTGCACCTATTGCACCACTAAAACCACTTCGCATTGTATCAGGTTGTTTTACAGAGATACGATTATTTGTATAATTCGTAAAACTCTGGATTCTTACATCTCCATCGGTAATAGGACCACGACCAACAGCGCAAGAAATCGGTACATCTTTTGCTCCAAATTGATGGCGTTTACTGTGTTCAAATTCAGTTGGAGCGCGACCTACCTGACGGTCTTGATTGGCAGCAGGACCAACATAATTACTCATACAATCGTCACGACGAATCACACCCAATTCTTGAATGGGACGTAAAGTTTCACCTTTTTCTGCTCCAGTAGTAGTAAGCCAACGGTCTTGGGTATTAATAAAGAAAGTATCTGGTCTTTGTTTTTCTACTAAACCTTGGATTCCTACATTTTTTACAATCCCTTCGGCAGGACCTTGATGACCTACTAAACTATATTCTAATTTTGGATTCGTATCAACACGTAATTCATCAACCGTTTTAGGAAGCCAGGCATTACGGTCTTCCATACCAGAATTATATCCTCCAGAACCACTTGTGGTAAATCCTTTTCCTAAACCTGGTCCAACATTAACCGTTTCAAAAGGCTTGACATTATTGTTTTTCATACCGGGGTTTACACGAGATTGAAAGAAATCACTTTGATTAGGTGCACCATATGCCCATTGAACGTTTTCTTCCGGTTTAAAAAGAGGTGCTTGTTCAATCTTCTTAATGACTTGAGAACCGGAACCATTCATATTATCTAAAACAGATTCTGCGATATTGGTATCATAAGTATACCCTTTGATTTTTCCTCCATAAAAAGGAACCATGTTATTATGCTTAAATTGTTGTGAATCAAGATAATTTCCGGTTAAAGAATAAATCTCTTGAGGAGTATTACCTACTGGTTTACCAGCATTAGAACGATTTTGATATGCATTTTGATCAAAATAACGGTCAGTTGCTGTATTGGGATTTACATATTCTTGAACTGTATTTACTAATTCTTTACGATTTGTCACAGGATAATTTTGAGGAGGAATATCTGTATTCGGTAAATAATTGCGCATTCTTCCAGCAGTTTCGAAATTCTCTCGAACGGATTCTTTGGCATTGAAATTTTTTTTTTTAGTCATGTTATTTGGATTATTTGTTGAAGAAGAAGAATTTTGATTTGATATTACATACATTCCTCCTAATGCTAATAACGGTATGGCTAATTCCATATTGATAATATTATATTATATTATTATTTTAGTGGGGGGACTCCCTTACCTACGGGAGGGTGTCCCCCCTTACCTACGGAAATCCCCCTCATCGCTTTTCCCTAAATGACTCGGTGCGGGGTGTAAAACAATATTTCTACAATCATATTTTGCGAAGCATAATATCATTGTTTTTTTCTTTGTAGAAACTTCGCGCCCTAAAATGCAATGTGGGGGTCGTAGGGGGGACGTACGTCCCCCTACCTTGTAGAAACTTCGCGCCCTAAAATGCAATGTGGGGGTCGTAGGGGGGACGTACGTCCCCCTACCTTGTAGAAACTTCGCGCCCTAAAATGCAATGTGGGGGTCTACTGTAGGCAAGGGGGGACGTACGTCCCCCTACAATCCACAAGAGTTGGTATTATTACATAACACTTGATTTCTATTTACGGTCATATAATTAACAGGCAATTGGTCATTAGAAACAGTAGTAACACAAGGACGTTTAGCAGTAAAGTAATCTTTTTCTAAAATACGGGTATTTAAATTATTTTCAAATGGATAACAGGTATTTTCTTGCGGATTTAATGGCGGATAATACCAATCTACTTGTTCTAAATCTCTTACCATCCAAGCAGGGGCAATTGCACGAGATTGTTCGGTAAATAATTCGCGACATTTAGGATAAGAAATCGGTTCATTAGGAACATTGTAATTTTTATAATTATCTTGAAAACAATCCCTTGTTAAATTACGATTTACTCCTAAAAGACTACTTTCTAAATCAATGGTATTGGTTCTTAAATTGGCACCCCATTTTTGAATAATAATCTGTGGGTCTTCAATATAACAAGGATTTGAACCATTTCCAGGAACATTTAATATCCATCTTCCTGGGTCGGTTTGTTGTTGTAATTTTTTAACTGTTCTACATTCATCATAATTAAATCGAGTATTTGCCATATTATATTATATATTATATATTAATCGTATTTAAAAAAAGAATCAAAAAAAATTAATAATTCTTGAGAATGAAAAAGAAAATTTTAAAGGATTACGTTCGATTTAGAATTTAAAGATATTTATTTATACAAATAAAATGAAATTAATCGTCGAAGAAATTGACCATTCGAAAAAGAAAAATACATATCCTCAATCCATTTGTTTGAATATGATTGTCAAAAATGAGGCACATGTACTTCCAATCACATTGGACCATCTTTTATCTAAAATACCGATTAGTTATTGGGTTATTTCTGATACAGGTTCGACAGATGGTACACAAGATATGATTCGAAATTTTTTTAAAAACCGAAATATCCCTGGAGAATTGGTAGAACATTCTTGGCGTGATTTCGGTTACAATCGTTCAAAAGCATTAGAATGTGCTTATAAAAAAACAGATTATCTTTTTATTTTTGACGCAGATGATTCGATTGGAGGCGATTTTGTAATGCCTCATCGATTGACCGCGGACAGATATGATTTTGTATTTGGCAGAGGATTTACTTATCATCGTCCACTTTTAATTAATAATCGTTTAAGATGGGAATTTCGTGGGGTATTACATGAATTTTTATCTCATATTGACCCAATAAAATCATCCGAAGTATTTCCAGGTAATTATTTTATTGAATCTGGTAGAAGCGGTGCTAGAAATAAAGACCCAGATAAATATTTAAAAGATGCTATTATTTTGAAAAATGCATTTGAAGAAGAAATCAAAAAACCGGACGGATTGTCTGGTAGATATGCTTTTTATTGTGCGCAGAGTTATAAAGATTGTAATCATACGGATGATGCGATTGAATGGTATTTAAAATGTTTGGAATTAAATGTATGGGTTCAAGAGAAATATCATTCGTGTTTAATGTTGGGTGAAATGTACGAGAAAAAGAAAGATGAATACAACTCAAGTAAATATTTTTTAAAAGCAGCAGAATATGATGAAGAAAGAATTGATGGTGTTGTTTTTGCAATGAAGAAATTCAACAAAGACTCGATGTTTGTATTAACAAATGCTCTTTATCATAAATATAAAAATTATAAAAAGGATTTAGAAGGAAAACTTTTTTTGTATAATTTTTTGTATCAAGATGAAATGGAATTTGAAAATTCAGTGGCCGCTTTTTATTCCAAAGATTTTGATTCTGGTTACGTATGTTGTAAAGCACTATTATCCAATCAAATTGCCAATATGCATTTTTTGATTATTACTCTTGTTAATTTACAATTTTATAAAGGATATATTGAAAAAGATAGTGGAGATACTCTTTCCTTTTTTTATGGTGTAGATAAAGTATTATCCGAATTAATCAATCGAAATGATAATATTCCATCTCATACTTTGGAGATATGGAATTTATTATTTCAAAAGAATATGAATTTATTGATTGATATGGATAAATCTAAAAAAGAAGTAGTTACTCTTTGTTTAAAATTTCGGGATATTTATAATGATAATATGAGTGTTGTAAATGATAATATTGATAACAAATCCAAAAAAAATAAAATAGATGTTTCGAAACTAAAACCAAAAGTAGTTGTTACTTTTACAACTTGTAAACGACATGATTTATTTCAACAAACCATGGCTTCGATTTTAAATCATTGGCAAAATATTGAAAAAGTGGATTATTGGTTTTGTGTAGATGATAATTCAATCGAAGAAGAACGTGAAATTATGCGAAAGAAATATAGTTGGATTGAATATTATATGAAAAGTCCGGGAGAGAAGGGACATCGAAAAAGTATGAATATTATTTGGAATAAATTACACGAATTGCAACCGACGTATTGGATTCATATTGAGGATGACTTTTTGTTTCACAATAAAATGGATTATTTGGAAGAAGGTATCCGAGGATTAGAATCCTTAAAGTCGGAAAATGTAAAACAGATTATTTTTAATTTGAATTATGGAGAGACGATTGAGAATTATCACTGTAAAAGTCATATCAACCAAAATAATGGATTTTCTGTTCATGATTATAAAAAGGGTGATTTTCAGTATCAAAATAGTCATTATTGGCCGCATTTTAGTTTCCGTCCTGGAGTTACTGATGTAAGTACGATTTTAAAATTAGGTAATTTTAATTCAGCGAATGAATTTTTTGAAATGGATTATGCTCTTCGTTGGACAAATGCCGGTTATAAAACCGGATTTTTTAATAAAATTACTTGTCGTCATATTGGACGTTTAACAAGTGAGAGGGCTGACCCAAATAAACCGAATGCGTATAATTTAAATAATGAAGGTCAATACAGTATGGGTGGAGGTATAGAAGAAGAGAAAAAATCTTATATTCAAATTGTGAATCTTGAGAAAAGAACGGACCGTAAAGAAAATACGGAGAAGATTTTGAAGGAACAAGGTTTTACTGAAAATACTGATTACCAATTTATGAAAGCAGTTGATGGGTATACATTAGAGCCTACCTTAGCATTAAAGAAATTATTTGAAGGTAATGATTTTAAAAGTCGTAAAGGATTTATTGGCGCGGCATTAAGTCATGTTTCTTTATGGAAACAATTATTAAATGATCCGATCAATGATTTCTATTTGATTATGGAAGATGATTTTACTTTTATAAAAGGGGGTGAAAATGTAAAAGTAAAAGAAAAGATAGATTCTTTGAAAAAAGAAATGAAAGAAAGAGATTGTTTATTTTTGGGATATCATATGTTTGACAAGTTCAGAGAACAAAATATAGAATTATATGGTAACCATGAAACAAATATGGATAATTTATCAAAAGATTTTGAAATAAATGGTTTGAATCATGCTCAATATATTGGTGGATTTTATGCTTATTCTTTAAATAAGGTTGGTGCTAGAAAAATGATTGAATATATTGAAAAGAATGGAATCAAACACGGGATTGATTGGTTATTTAAGATTTACAAAGAACTGAATTGTTATGAATTACAACCTCAAATCGTTTATTCTGTATGGAATGAAGATGGAAGACAAATCGACAGTAATATTCAACATAATTTTGAACAAATGGATTTTTCTTCCATTGTGGATATAAAAGATAATTTTGTTTTTGTGAAGGGTATGGACCAAGGAGGGTGTGATATTTTATATCACAGAGGCTCGGTTGAAGAATGTATGGATATTGCTTGGAAAAATGAAAAGTGTGTTTGTTTTAATACCCTTGGGTTTTTTAAAGATAAAATTGAAGAATTAAAAGAATCCCCTTATTTTGGTGAAAATGATGGATTGTGGGTAAAAAAAACATATTATAAAGAAATGATGGAGGAACAAAATAAAATGTTAGAATCTTGTTTTTCTTTTATCAATCAGTATGATAGTGAAAAAACAAAGAATAAAAATTTTGGTTTTATTCATAGTTGTCATCTTTTGGATTCTGGGTTGGATGTATTCAATCATTTGGTTTCAACCATAATGAAATCAGGAATATTGAATTCTATGGAAAAAGTTTTTATTATTAATCATGGAGAATTGATTCCAGATGACATCCAAAAATTGATGGATGAGAAAATTAAAATTCTGCAATTTTCAAAACGAACCAATTTATTTGAAGTACCTACCATTCATTTATTACATCATTTTTGTAAAAGGAATGATGATTGTAATGTTTTATATTTACATACAAAAGGTATTTCTAGAAATGAAATACACCGAAAAATCCAAGATTGGGTTGATTTAATGTTGTACTTTTTAGTAGAAAAACATACGGAATGTTTGGAAAAATTAGATTCCAATGGATATGATACGGTTGGTTGTAATTATTTTGAGAATGATTGTTATGGTAATAGAAACCCGCATTTTTCCGGTAATTTTTGGTGGGTAAAAAGTGGATATATGAATAAATTGGAGATAAGTAAGGTAAAAACAAAACACGATGCTGAATTCTTTGTTTTATCTGAACCTTCCGTAAAATATTTTAATATGTATCATTCGAATGTAAATCATTATATGGTGGAATATCCTAGACAAATATATGAGGGATTTAATGTGGAATCATGTTCGAATAGTATTGTAAATAAAATAGATTTTGAAAGAAAAGTAAGAGTAAAAATGTTATGTAATTGGTGTTCAAGTGAAACATTGTGCCGAAGATGGTCAAATATGTGTGAAGAACCTTTGTTGTTTCGTTGGAAAAATATAGAAATTACTTGGGAGAATGAAAATATTGATTATTATGTTATTATTAATAAAGCACAAGATGGTGAATATTATGAACCTTGTAAAACCATTGTTTTTCAAATGGAGCCTTGGATTAGTGATCATTCGAAACCGTGGGGAGTGAAAAGTTGGGGAGAATGGGCTGTTCCGGATGAGAAAAAGTTTTTAGCCGTTCGTGGAAGACATAATGATTGTTGGAATAACGCTTTTTGGGAACTCGAAATGACTTTGAATGAAATTCTCTCATTAGATGTAAGTAAAATAGATAAAAAGAATGTTTTAAGTACTATGTGTAGTTCCAAATATTTCGATGAAGGACATATATTGCGTATTGATTTCTTGAAATATGTGGAAAAACGTATGAAGGAATTTGAAAAACCGGATTTTAAATTAGATATTTATAATTGGGATAATAATCATCATTTTGAGAATTATCGCGGAGGTTTGGACCATTATGTAAATAAGAGTAAGGGGGTGGTTCCTTATAAATATTATTTTATGGTGGAAAACAATTTTGAAGAGAATTTTATTACGGAGAAATTATGGGAACCCATTTTATGTGAAACGTTGGTATTTTATTATGGTTGTCCAAATGTTTCAACGTATATTAACCCTTTGGCTTATGTTCAATTAGATATGTATGATTTTGAAAAATCGTATGAATTGATTAAAAAGGCAATTGAGGAAGATTGGTGGTCACAACGTATTGATATTATTCGTCAGGAAAAAAAGAAAATACTAAACGAGTTGGCTTTTTTTCCAACCATTCATAACATTATAAGTAAAAATGAATGTTGATTCATATAAGATAAGGAGGAGGTAAAACAGATTTGATTTTTATTTTTTATCAAATAAAAATAAAAATATCTAATTTTTGCTTATTGAAAATTATTATCGTATTATTATATATAATAATCCTATGGTATTTATAGCGTACGCAAAAGCAGATGCATACGGTTATACGGAGAGTGGATTAAAAATAACTGGTTCTGGTAGTGCAACTGCCACTGGGGAAAGTTATAGCCAAGCATATTCTTTAGCAAAAGAAATTGCAACAAAGGTCGCACAAGATGAAGTAGATACATTAATTAATTTAACTAATGAACTTTTACCATCAGTAATAAATTTTACAGATGGAAATATTACTAGTTCAAACATTGATACTGTTTTTATAGGGGATGGATTAAACCTTAATATTAATAATAATATTGCAACCATTCGTTCTAATGGAGGTGGTGGAGGTGGAACTGGTTATACTGGACCTACTGGTTATACAGGTCCAACAGGATTAAAAGGTGATACAGGTTCAACAGGATTAAAAGGTGATACAGGTGAACGTGGAGGAAGTACTGGATATACAGGATATACAGGATATACTGGTTATAGTGGACCTACAGGAGACAAAGGTGAAACTGGTGATAAGGGACCAACAGGAGATCCTGGAGGTGAAACTGGTTTCACAGGATATACTGGTTATACTGGAGTAACAGGTTACACAGGTTTTACTGGATACACTGGATATACTGGTAAAACAGGATACACCGGTTACACAGGATACACTGGTTATACTGGTTACACTGGTTACACAGGATACACTGGTTTCACTGGATATACAGGTTACACTGGTTATACAGGATACACCGGTTACACAGGTTTCACAGGATACACCGGTTACACAGGATACACTGGTTACACAGGATACACTGGTTACACAGGATACACTGGTTTCACTGGATATACAGGTTACACTGGTTATACAGGATACACCGGTTACACAGGTTTCACAGGAT